TTAGCTGAACAGGTTAAATGTACTGACGTAATAAGTACCGGCAAACGCCACATAACCCAGCCAGACTATGGTGATCACTGTAAGTGACAGTTTCAGGGACATACTCTTACTCCTTCAGGAATTATGCCAATCAAAAAACTTGATTTACGTTGCCTTACACTAGCCCTCAGTTTTTATACGGATATTGATCCAGCGCAAGTATCACGAAAAAGGACGTTTTTGCCGGCGGGGTTTAGCAGCAAAAGACAAGCTGCGCCGGGGGAGAGGAAAGAGGAAACTGAGTGGAAATTGATGACAAAACCAGCAGTCAAGCAGGTAAGTGCTTAATCTGTGGCTGGAAACGCGCTATACTGCCCGCGCTGTCTCCTTAGTTAAATGGATATAACGAGCCCCTCCTAAGGGCTAGTTGCAGGTTCGATTCCTGCAGGGGACACCATCTGACGGTTCGCAACCCTCCGCTATAGTTCGCAAAACACCAGCAAATCTAATACTCCTGAAAATATATCGTTCGCCATAGTTCGCATTAGTTCATTGACAGCCGCCCTCTTCGGCGGGTAAAAAACGAGTAAATAATTTTACCCACCGGAATTTTACCCATGCTGACCATAAAGCAGATCGACGCGGCCAAACCAAAGGAAAAACCATATCGCCTGCTGGACAGTAACGGACTGTACCTCTTCGTTCCGGTGTCAGGTAAGAAAGTCTGGCAGTTACGCTACAAGATTGAAGGGAAGGAAAAAGTTCTTACCGTAGGGAAATACCCTCTGATGTCTCTCCAGGAAGCAAGGGATAAGGCATGGTTGGCAAGAAAGGATGTTTCTACTGGCGTTGATCCGGTGAAAGCGAAAAAAAATTCGGTTAAAGATAACTCCTTCGGGGCTATCTATCAGGAGTGGTACGAGCATAAAAAGCAGGTTTGGTCTGCTGCCTATGCAGACGAGCTATCACGCATGTTCAGGGATGACATATTGCCAATGATTGGCGGTCTGGAAATCAATGAAATCGAACCGATGAAGATACTTGAGGTGATCAGAAGGTTTGAAGAACGCGGCGCAATGGAAAGGGCCAATAAGGCTAGGCGGCGCTGCGGGGAGGTTTTCAGATATGCCATTGTCACCGGGAGGGCCAAATATAATCCGGCTCCAGATCTGGCTGATGCAATGAAAGGATACAGAAAGAAGAACTACCCTTTCCTGCCTGCAGATCAGATACCAGCTTTCAACAGTGCTTTGGCTGGTTACTCTGGCAGTATCGTTTCTCGTATAGCGACACAGGTTCTGCAATATACAGCGTTGCGCACGAAAGAATTACGGTCCATGCAATGGGCGAACATCGACTTTGCAACCAGGACGATCACCATTGCCGCGGAAGTGATGAAAGGACGTCGCATTCATATTGTGCCAATGTCGGATCAGGTAATTGCGCTTCTCGAAACACTTCGCCCTATCACATCGTCAATTTCAGATTTTGTATTCGCTGGCCGAAACGACAAGAAGAAGCCTATAAGCGAAAATGCTGTTCTGCTTGTTATACGGCAGATCGGCTATGAAGGACTTGCCAGCGGTCATGGATTCCGGCACCAGTTCAGCACGATCATGAACGAGCACGAATGGCCTCATGATGCTATTGAGCGCCAGCTGGCGCACACTGACAGTGGCTCCATCCGTGGAATTTATAATCATGCGCAGTATCTAGAAAAGCGACGCGAAATGATGCAGTGGTGGGCTGACTGGATTGATGAGAAGGTCGGCTAAATAATCGGCCTGCTGTCTTCATGCAGCGGCCGTATCTTGAACATCACCGCACCCAGGGTGATCACCTCTTCCAGCACACTCCCCTCCAGGGAATCGCCGTCACTGGTGATTAACGACCTGCCCATCATCTTGCCCAGCCCACACTCACCCCACAGCTCATACAGGAACTCCTCTCCGCGCACGGGTGCCACCGCCCGGTCAATAACGTAGATGTCGCCATCATGCTCATAAAGCAGCGATGTGGGACTGATGCGGCATATCGCGTTCAGGTTCGGACGTTCTTCAGTGTAGTCCGTCGCAGGACTTGGAAACCCCATATCAACCTCCCCTTTGTACTCTGCCCATGTTCATCAGGAAAAACTCTTTGTCACCGCCCGGGTGCTCTGCATAGAGCCGGAAACTAAGTTGGTAGCGACCTATCCACTCTGCCGCTTCCTGCAGCGTCCAATGATGGTTGAACGATGCCAGTTCACGCACGAAGTCAGAGGCACGCACAGTCTGGCCGCGCGGAGTTCCGTAACATATGGCGCTGCTGAACGCTGAGTAAATTTCGTATCGTCTTGCCATAACTCACCTCAAATCACTGTATGCACATACAGTATTATTGATCGGCGTGGGCTATCAAGGGGAGATTTGAGAGGTTGGTGTCAAGGGGTTGATCGAGGGGGATATTTAGTTAGGTGATCTTCTGTTCTGGTCGTAGATGCGTGCGTGACAAGGCACTTTCGCAGGGGAGTTGTTAATTTTGTTTATGCTTACAGAAAACGCATGTATCATTAACACTTCTTTACACGAATTTCTGTTAGTGATCGCTTTAATTTCGCAAGGATTGAAATGTCTGATCATAAAATAAGCAGCCTTGATGGATTGCGAGGAATCGCAGCAATTACTGTTATATTTTCCCATATCACAGTGATGTTTTATCCCTATCTTCACGCCGGATTAACAGCTAACCCAAACCCTAGCAATGCTGCCAAAATATTATTCAATAGCCCTTTTACCTTTTTCTATAAAGGTACATCTGCAGTTATGCTATTTTTTGTCATGAGTGGCTTTGTACTCTCTTACTCAATCATAAGGAAAGGGTTCTCGCCGGACTTTTTAAAAACAGCCGTTATCAGACGATACCTTAGACTTAACATACCAGTTATCGCATCTATATTTATCTGCTTAATATTAGTAAAGTTAGGCTCTTTTCGCGCAACAGAATTTGGAATAAAACTTACGCTCTCATGGGCTTATACGTCAGACAAGGGTATTCTTGAGGCATTAAAGCAGGCAATATATGGCTCAATAATATTAGGCAAGGGAACTTTTAACTATGTTTTATGGACGATAAATATAGAATTCTTTGGTTCTCTATTGGTTTATTTTCTTATTGTCTTTTTGGGGCATAATATATTCTTGTTAAGAATGGCTTGTCTTGCCATATCTGCATGTACACTTACAAATTCGGTGCCATTTGTATGGGGGATGGGTCTTTTCCCTGCCGGGGTTTTGCTTGCCACATTCAACGTCAAGTCCAATGGTTCTCTTGTTAGCATTATTATATCAGCATTTACACTACTTATCGGACTGTACTTATACGGTTTCAATAGTGAGAGTTCGTCATATCATTACATAAATATGTATTTGGATTATCTGAATAACAATGGATTTGATATACCCAAAGGATTTATTGTCAGCATCATTGGTGTTATCATGGTTATATCCTGCTTTTGCATTAATGCCAGCGTATTCCGCCTGCTTGAAAGTAGCTTATGTCGTTGGCTGGGTAAAATTTCCTATTCAGTATACCTCACTCACACACTTGTGCTCGCTATTTTTGCGCCCTATGTTATACATTACTTTGGGTTGGGTTTTTCTGCGATTTTACTATGCGCTACTATTGTCATCCCTGTTACTGTTCTGGCGTCTTGGGCTTTTTGTGAGGCATTTGATGTTACGGCAATCAATAACAGCAAAAAGATCGCCATACTGATTAATGATTTCTGTGAATCCAAAAAAGAACGCAATAATATTTCTTAATACCTTTTCAATAAGCGCCCTACTGCATGGGCGCTTAATTTAATCACATGGATTTTTCTTTTATTCTTTCCAGTCTACTCCGCAAGAACAGGTGCTACAAACTCTCCACCAGTATAGGTAAAGCCTGGGCCGACAATAACTCCTTCATTAATAATTATTGCCTGAAAGCCATTATCTTTTCCATAATCATAATCTGGATCTTTCTTCGCATCCCACAGGATAACGTTATCTACCAGCCCATCCTTATTAACAATCGCATACGCACTCATCAAGCATACTCCCATACCATGACGACGCCGCCCGCACCGGCACCACCAGAATAATATGCTGAAGGGGAATTACTACTGGAGGCACCACTGCCACCCGATCCATACCCTGTGCCAATTTTCCCTGAGCTATTCCAGTTTGCATAGCCATTCCCGCCAGCACCAAACACAGAATTTCCTCCTGGTGGCACTGCAATCAGACCTCCAACGCAGATAACGGAACCACTGCTATCTCCCTGCCTGTTAATGATATTACCTCCCGTCGCGGTGCCTCCATAGGTGCCGGTTATCGTGAAAGCTGCCGATTGAGGTGATTGAGCGATAGAACCGTTGCCGCCATTTGCAGTGATAAAACTACCAAATCTTGAAGATCCTCCAGTCGAGCCACCAGAAGGCGCGCCATTACCGGCAGCGCCTCCAGCTCCTACTGTAACCGCTACAGTCGTTATATTGTTGTCAGCTATATTCAGAAGCGACATCGCATAACCTCCAGCGGTGCCGCTTCCGCCTGCAGAATATGTTGATGAAGACGTAGATCCTGCACCGCCACCTCCACCTCCCGCCCCCTGCACTTCAACGACTATCATTTTTGTGCCGTCCGTTGGCGTGTAGTTTCCGCTGGCTGTAAAAGTCTTTGGTTGGCCAAGCAGTCGACCGTTTAATTTCGATAAAAGCGATCCATATGTTAAAGATTTCTCATTTCCGCTCTGGTGTAACAGAAATAAATCGCCATCGCTAAGTTCTCCCGCTGCGGGCAAGTCCTGAATATATGTAACCTGAATTTCATCTGCCATTATTTAGCCTCCAAAGCCGCTATACGAGCATATAAATCATGAAGAATATAATTAAGGTGATTAGCAGCAAGTACATCACCCTTTTGTACTGTGCCGTCTGAATTCTTTACTGGAGGTTTAAATCCTGCAGAAAATATTTCATCAGGTGGCCTTACCCTGTTTGATTGACCGTCTGGATATGTTACGTCTGTATCAGAAAAAGAAGAATCAGCCATATGTCCCCGCTAAATATACGCCCCTGTCCAGCACGTCGCCGGAAGGGATTGAGCCATTTATTCCAATAGCCTGGTTTTCTGCGCCATTATATCCCAGCGCCGCGCCAGTTCCGTTTATACCCACAGCGAAGTAAATCGTTCTTGCCTGCAACCCGGTAAGATTTTCTTCACCAACCGGGGAGGTGTCGTTAACGCCAAGATATTTCATTCCGTTTACGCCAATCGCACCATCGCCATTAACGCCAACGATAGTCGCTTTGTCTGTAATCCCTCCAAAAAGGAAGGATTCACCAGCACCCCTCGAAAACGTATGAGAGGTTGATACTCCAGAAGCTGCGTATATATCGAGTTGCGTTGAGAAATCGACGGGTATTGTCACGTCATCACGGATGTGCAGGCTGTAAGCTGCGCAGAATCTGTCTATGATCCGCATGTTTGATGATGATGTTATATAGTTTGCTGCCAGATAGATATCACCCGGCGTTCCGCTTGCGGAGTTAAGAGCTCTCTGCATGAGGATTTCTCGCAGATAGTCGTCATCGTTCATTCCGTCACGGCTTACACTTGCATATTCTCCAAATCTTTCTAATTCAACTCCCTTTGCGTTGTATATATTTTCTGTTTCGTAAATATACTTAGCGAGATTGTCTATCCGTTGGTGTAGAACCCCCATTGCTATAAAAACATCAACTGGCTGCTGAGTTTTCCTGAGATAGCTGGTCGGCCTTCTGGCTATTGCGCCTGAAAAATCATAATCAACAAAATCAGACACCAGTCACCTCCACCCTATCAGGTGTGACAGAAGCAAAGCCACCGTAAGGAATTTCGATATTATCTTCTGAGAAGTTCGTTCCATCCTGACTGGCCGTAACTTCAATTCTTCCAAGTCCGGTAGTTTTGCTGTAGATGTAACCGTACATTCGTTGAGTTATGACATCATCGCCAAGGGACAGGGTTGAGAAATAATTAACCACACCTTCTTTGATAAGCGTTATAACGGCGTCAGGAAGCACCTCCTCATCGTCGAGTAGCGTCACATTAACTCTGACATAAATATCTTCTTCTTCAGGTCTCGAAAAACTCACCGACTGAATATTGTTAAATATGTCCTTTACGGAAAGTGTGATCGCTCCATATGTGCCTATTGCGGTCGCTTTATAAGTCCAGATGGCGTTAGCAACATCCTGCTCCAGCCCGCCGCTAACAATGCAATGAATGGATTTGGCCGGGATGTTGTTTACCGTAGACATTGTGTCATTTTCAATCACTCGGGCAATCGTAACCCCGCTCACTGCCAGCAGTCTGTTTGAGATTGCTGATTGCGTGGCCGCGCCCTGCACGCTACCCCTTGAGTTCTTTAATCTCAGGCGGTAGTTGTAATCACTTTCTCGTTCTGAACCAGTTGAACCATCGACAAGGTTGTTGACGCCAGTCCATCCGGTAATTGCGCTGACAGGAGTGTTTAACCCTCCGGCTGGGACAGTGATGCTTCCGGCTTCTGAGGCCGTAAATGATGCTGGTGATCCGATAGTCACCCACTGCAGTCCGGCATTAATGGAAACCGGATAGCCCTGGATGAGGTTTTCAGACGTCAGATAAACACGAGAACCATTGGCTGTTGATGTGAACTGATCGCTTCCTTCAATCAGCTGTGAAAGAGCTGCAGCTATATCAGCTTGCGCGTCGCCATCTTGCTTTGTGTATGTATAGTCAACACCAGCAGCGCGGACTGTATATGCGGACTGAGTGTTATTAAGTACCTGAAACACACCATCAACTAACGATGCACGGCTTATCGTGGCTGCAGATGCCAGCGTAAACTGGTAATTGCCAAATGAAGCCAGCGATCCGGCAGGAACTTGTGTTGATTCCGAACCATAAACAACAGCGTTAACCTGCGTGCTTGTTTTCCCTTCCCTCTCAATTCCGAACCATGATCCGATTGCATCAAGAGCCATCCCTGTAGCGGATGACAGGAAGCGGGAGTTCCAGAGGTGCTCCAGTGCTTCAAAGTGAACAGAGTTCGCCTCGGCCTCGACGCCTATCCACTGCCCTGTAGTGCTGTCTGCCTCACGGTTAACCGGGCCAACAACACCCTCCAGAGAATCGCCAATCTCCTGTACACAATCAGCCAGCGTTGGTTTATCAAGGCCCGTATCGGTAATGTATGCGTCTGCCATGTTTTCTCCAGGCAATAAAAAAGGCCGCCTGTTGGCGACCTCGCGTTTTATTCAGTGATTGTTATGGATACTGGATAATGCCGTAATCTGTCTGAGCTTCGAATTCTACCGAGAGCTTCCTGTTTTCTCTGTCCAGAGACCAGGTGAAATCGTTCAGGGTGGTGACGCCATCAACGTCAAGAATCTGCGTTTTAATCGCGCTGATAGCACCGTTGATAGTGACCTGCTTGCCAAGAATGGACTGGAAATAAGGTGTGCCAAAATCACCATCCAGGAACCATTCACCACGGAACAGTGACAGCCTGAATTCAATCTGCTGCCTGACGCGCTCGGCACCGTCTACATACTGGACAAGGCCATCTGCAAACGAGATTTTTCCGTCAGTTAATCTGAAGTCGATCATGGAGTCCTCATAAAGAAAAACCCGCAGTTAAGCGGGTTGTGTATGGTAAATCATCTAGTCAATTAACGAATTGTGCGCTCGATAATGCCAATCTTCTGACGCAAGTTCTCAAGGTGGTGCTGCAGGGAAAGTAGTTGAAATAGCGCCGCTTCAACTTCATACCCCATCTGACGCATATCACCGAGCATCTTTCCGAGAGGGTTCGGATTATCTCCGTTCGGAATCAGCATATCAGCTGGATATCGCCATGGCGCACTCAACGCTCTGTCATCAAGACCGCGCATCCAGCTATATTTCTCGAAGTAGCTCATAGGGAAAGAAATTGGCAGCGACATTTGCTTATTTGCCTTGCCGAGATACTCACCCTCAAGTGCATTCAGGTACTCAACTGCTTCCCCAACTTGCGCCGGGGTGAGTTGATGAATGTGCTTAACATCAAACTTACTATGAACGTGCTTCCAAATGTCAGGATAGATTTTGCCCAGCCCGGTAGCAATCAGTCGTTCTGCAGTCTGGCGCAAAGGCGTGAGCTGTGTAGCAGTGGACTGGCGATTCTTTTTCTCTGCAATCGGCTTTTCGTACACACCATGTTTGCGAATGGCAGGAAGAACCTCAGCAGTCACCCACTTGCGAAAAGCATGAGGGACAGATCCTTTGTTCACAGCATCACGGCAGCGGAGAACCAGTGTGTACATTCCGGATTCGCTGACAATACTCGAATCCCGTGCCTGCACCACGCCATTTGAGCTGGTGTAAGTTAAACTTACGTCAGCTTTTTCGTCGTCATCCAACGCCTTAAGGGACATGCGGGAATTAGACAGGCTAAGCGCATCACACACATCCTGCGCCACAAACCATGGCTCTCCATTTTTATCTATGACGCGAATTTCGCTCTTGCCAAAGCGGAAAATAGTGAAATCTGATTTTTCTTTTGCTATGATCTTCATTGTTAGTTCCTTGCAAGTTGCTGACAAATTAGAAACCTCATCCGTTGGCGCGGTTGGGGTTTCGTCGTTTTTACGCTTTAATAAAGCCATCTTCTTTCAAGCTCCTTTCGATGCGTTTGATCACCTCACTGTTAACCGAGCGACCCTCTTCTTTTGCTACCTGCTTAAGAAGAATTTTCAACGCCTCCGGGAAACGAATCCCTGTTGGCGGTATGTTGCTTGCGTTTTCCAAAATAACCCCCTCTTTGTCTACATGATGTAACCAAATAAATACTACAGCATGTAGCTATCATGTCAATAGAAAAGTCTCTACATTATGTAGCACTGTTTTTAGATGGATATCTGAGATGAAAGGTGCCAGCCATATCGCCCCGCTTGGGGTCAGACTGCCTGAGGAGCTAAAGTCCTCATTACAAGAAAGAGCCAGAGATAACGGAAGGTCTATGAACTCTGAAATCGTGCAGATACTGCAAGATGTCATTGATGGAAAACTGACGGCGGTTGAATCGGAGCAACTGCAACTTATCAATCAGCTTGCACGCGAGCAACGCGATATTATCACCAAGCTGGAACGTCTTACAGCTGAAGCAGACAACAAAAAGCCCACCTGAGTGGGCTTTATTTTCAATACTTATCCAGTTTTTCCACTTTGTAAGTGCACTTTGGGCTGACTTTGATGGTTGCTATGTATCTCATATCAACACCGAAAGAGTTTTTGTTCTGGAAATTTACCGATAGTTCTCTTGTGCCGTCAGGATATACTCCCAAGTCCTGCTCGCTGGTAAGCCAGTCAACATCTACTGTGGCGGGATTGGTTGAGTTTTTCTTCAGCAAATTTTTAACGTTGGTAACGTCATAGTCTGAAGGGCAAGCCTTGGACATCCATTTTTCATACTGAGTTTTGACTTCCGGTAGAACTGCGGCGTCTTCAGCATCATAGTAGCGCCCCTGCTTGTCTTTCAGGTCGGAGATATCAAGGTCATACTTCCCGCCCCCCTGCGTGTTGACAGTGAAAACCTTGCCATCTCTTGTTGACGACATTTCAACTTTACTGCCAGTCTTTGCAGCTATGCGATATGCTGCTGCGCTCACCAGATCCTTATAGTGCTTCGCCTGTTTGCCCATTTTCTTTTTAAGGCTGGGGTCTACTGTGCCGGGGCGATCATAGTACCACTGCTCAACATCAGCTAGCCGGACTATTCTATCGCTGTCAGTCTCGCTTTTCTTTTCGGCACTTGCAGCAGACGCCTCACTTGGCGATGTAATATTTTTTTTGCCGTCAGGAGAAAAGAAAACGAAAATAACAAAAGCTGCGATAAGAAATATAAAAAACCGACCAAGCTTGAACCCGGGTTTCTTTTCCATTAGTTTTTCGGCCCTCCAGTTGTGCCGCCACTGTCGCCAGTGTGTACATGAGAGCCTATTTTAATGCCATTGATAATCACGTCGCCAGTTACATTCATCGTTCCTGTGACGTTTGCCACGCCGCCCGTGCCGCCAGATGCCGACATGCCGCCCTGATAGGTGAATAACTGCTCCACTGTCATCTTACCTTTAACGGTGTGCAATGGCGTGGTCTCAACGATGCCGCCTGGCGCATTGATGGTAATCTTCCCGTTTGCATCAATAGCAATGAAGGCGTTGCCAAAATACATGCGCATATCGCCGTTACCCGGCACTGAGTCGTTATAGTCGCCTCCGGGGATAACGTAGCTGTCTATCAGGTCGAATTTGCGCAGGTCGTCTGGGTCATCAATGGATTGCTGGCAGACGATAAGCAGGCCCTTATCACCAGCCATTACCGGCCCTTTCACTCCAGCCTGACCGTTGGCGAATTTCGGCCACACCAGGCGTTGACTATGCAGGATGGGAAAAGCGTTGCTGTCGCCATCTGGGTAAACCTTGTTGCCATCGGGGCGAACGGTGACGCGCCCGTTGCTGTAGCCCGTAATGGTACACGGGATAGCGGTGTTCACCTGGTCCAGCTCACTGCCAATCATCTGCGTCAGCGCTTCAATGAAGTCGTTACGATCCGCCATCTTTTGGATACCTTAAAAGTGCTTCGACGTTCCACGCCTGTCCGTGTGTGTCACCGGTGTATCTGGCTTCCTCTACACGGAAGAACTCGCCATCAATGCCACGCGAAATGAGTTTTATGTATGAGCCAGGGTAAATAGCCGGGTTCAAGAGAGACTGAACTCGGTAACCCTGAACTTCCAGTGTCACACGGTCCTTCATTTTTGCTGTTGGCTCTTCCACATCGACTACGGTGCGAATGACGCCCTTCTGTCCGTATTTGATGCCCTCTTTCGCCGCTGATTTCTCAGTCATGGTCTTCGCCTCGCGGCGAGGGTAGCCAATCATGCCAGTGTCGTTCGACAGCACTACAGCGGTATCGCCAAACACCCCGCCTTTGCGAATAACCTGTAATTCACCATCCTGTGCCGACCATTCCAGACCGAGGAAATTACACACTCTGTCCATAGCGTCACGCGCCCTACCGTTATACGCAAAGCCTGCCTGGTACTGGCGGTCAGTCACGCTAACGGACATTTTGAGCGGCAATCCAAAATTTGCTGCTACAGAGTTAAGTACGGTAATGGCTGAAGTGTTTGGTGGCTTGCTGATAGAAATTTTCGCGTCTCGCAATGGTATAACGCTGTCCCGCAAATCCATCTCTGTGAGCACATCAGCGCCATCCTGGTATGTCAGCGATCTGCAGACCGTCCCTGTAAATAAAGTAATTGCACCTACGTCCTGCTCATAACCAGCTTTCAATATGACGATATTGTTAATCGTTTCCATCATCGAGATTGTATTTTGCGAGGCATTGTAAACTTTCAGGCTGCATTTGTTTGCCGTTTTGCTGGAGGTTTTTTGAATATCAAACTCAAATCGCAGGTCTTTAATACTTACCGCTTCTCCACCAGGCTGGCCTATAATAATTTCAGCCGTTCTCAGAAATAGCGGCATCTAATTCATCTCCAGTGACATACACCAGCGTGAAATCTGTCCCCATCGAATCAAAATCAGGTTCCTCTTTGGTTCCGTAAGCCCGCAGGTAAACAAAATCTCCGTCAAACTGCGACAAGGAGAGGTAGCCGATAAGCGGATAATCACGCACCATGCGTATACCGGTGACGATGGCGGTGGATTCTCGGTCGAAGATGCTCAGTGACCAGAAAGAGAATCGCTCATTCCACTTAGTCCGCAGGGTGTAGGTCTGGTTGCCAATTGCTATATCTACTGACTGACTCGGGAACCCAGACTGAAAGTTAATTGTGATCATTGACTCCACCTTCCTATAGCTTCCGATAACGTGTTTTTTAATTTATCAGTCGCGTTTCCTATCCCCTTCGTTAGACCTTCAAGCGTGCCAACGTCTGACGAGGCTTTCCCCAGGCTCTGATTGCCACCTGCCCGATGTTTAGTTGCCTCGTCAAGGCTATTGGAAGTTCCAGCCTTACCGCTGCTGTCGGTTTGTTTCTTCACTCCAACCCCCTCGGGAAGGCTGGTCGTCTGAGTGGATACCATGCGCACTTGAGTAGCCTGGATTGTGAACACTATGGCATCGCCAACATCCGGCGTGCGGGGTATGTTAATGCTGGTGATAACCATGTTTTCATATACCGCATATCGGGTATAAATGGTTACCAGTGACTTTGACTTATAGAGCGCGTCCAGCGTGGAAAAGGCTTTGGCTACTGCGTCCTCTTCGTTAAAGCCATTGACTAAAGAATTAAAGATGTTGGAACCATTAACCGGGGTATTACTAATCATGCCCGTTACCGTCAGATTACGGGGTCGCTCAATGATGTGATCGGCAACTGGCGATCCGTTCTCAACCGGGTTTTGTGTTACATCTCGCTGCCAGTCGTGCGTTTCGCTGTCGATTGAGTCGAACTCCAGATTTCCCACAGATTCATCACTGAGTGAGAAAGTGCTGGTGCTGTTTGAATTCCATAGGAAGCCAAGAAGGTCAGTAAAGGCCATTATTTGGTTACTCCACGGTTAAATGACATGTCATCGTTTAACGAACTCAACTTGTAGCCAACGTCATTGAAAACAGATGAACCCACGTTTCGTAAATAATCAGCCTGTTCCTGAGTTGTTCCTGATGGAACCTCAATTGACCCGATTGAAATAGTTACGGATCCGGATTGCATATTTTGAGGTGTGCCAGATGCATTGTATGGAGGAACAACAGGGGGATTCATTATATTAACCCCTGTATTTTTTAGCACGCCATCGCTACCCACTCCCTGCTGGTTAATATTAAATTCACGAATTCCCCTAATCGAATCACTCCACATTTTTGGCACATCAAATGCCCCAAATGTTTTATCGTTAGCCCATGACGCCCACTGCCCAAGATCATCAGTGAGCCACCCCGCCTTTTCTTTTAACCAAGGGGCAAACGATGTTGTGCCTAATTTGTCGCCAAGAGACTGCGCTGAATCCTGGAAGGTGTTCATGAAATCTTTCAACTTCTGAAGAATGTTTAATGCATACCTAGCCATTGCAGCTAAATCTCTTAAGCCACCTGTTATGCCATCTATTTCAGAATGATAGTTTTTTGCAGGGCCTATTGCTTTTTCAAGCAATGATGATTGATTGTTGAGCCACCTGTAGACATCTTCACCAGCAGCATAAAGCAAAACAAGACCGGCAATGATCAAGGTGATTGGCGAGGTGAGAGCCGCCCACGCTGCAGGTAATGCCCACAACAGGCCCAAAAGGCCAGCAGCACCAAGGGCAACACCCAGAAGCTTAACGGCATTCTCAGCGCCACCTAATGCGTCAACGATAACATCAAGCGAATATTCGATTTTATCCGCCATCCACAGAAACTTATCGGCGATCCATGATATTGCTGATGTGCTTCTGTTAAGTCGGTGAATGAACATATCCCAACGGGCCCCGATGATTGTCATCGCCTGGGTGACCGTCATCGGCATTGAAGCAAATTCTTTTTTCACTTCGCCGGACATATTCCTTAGTGCATTGACGATCTTATCCGCTCCGATACCGCCACCCTGTCCCTGTGTGGCCTGCACCATCTGATTAAGCGTCATACCAAGCGATGTCGCCAGGCGAGAAGCGAAGGCATCAGAGTTTTGCATGATGATGCGCATATCAGCCCATTGCAGCTTTCCGACCGCAATAGCCTGAGTCAGCTGCATCATTACACTGGTTGTCTGCTGCGTGTTTGCTCCAGCAAGTTGCAGACCCATAGCCACGGAATCTGTAACGCTGAGAAGGTCCTGCTCAGATTTGATAAGTTCGTGAGTGGCCGCGCCGATGCCGGTATATGCTTCGGCGTAAGACTCGATACTCACCCTTGCATCACTGGCGTGCTTAGACAGATTATCCATCGCCTCAGCGCCGCCGTTGGTAGATGTCACCATCTGCCCCAGACGAAACTCCAGCGACTGCATTTCATCAGCAATATGGATGATGGATTTTATGCTGATGCCCGCCAGGACACCTGTCAGAACGCCGCCCAGACCACGGAAGCTCTCTGTGACGCTCTTAACCTTATTATCAACTTTATCCAGGTCGCGCCCGGTGGCTTCTCCGCCAGTTAATCCAAGGCGGATCAGTAATTCGCGTATAACCACGTTATTCCTCCGGGGCGCTGTAATAATCAGTCATGTCTATCAGGCCGTTAAGTTTGATGATGTCCTCTACGGACACCTGTCCGGATTTGACTCCCTCAACGGTACACATTTGCCGCAATATCGGACGCCACACCCACAACTCATCATGAACGTCAGGTCTTAGCTTGCCTTCACGTTTTGGTCGGCGATGGCTTTCTCCGCTTTTTCTTTCGCGAGCGCCTTCGCTTTGGCTACTAATCCCTCGGGGGTCAGTCCAAACAGGCTCAATATTCTGGTGAAAAAAGGGGAGAAGTTCAGCTTCAGCACCTCCCAGATCACCTCGAAGAAATCAAAGAGAGTGTCAACATTGAAAGCCTTATCAACGTTTTGCTCACTGTCCAGCTTGACGCCTACAGTAATACTGGAGGCCATCGCATCACGCATAATCGGCATAATGACCGTCTCCAGGGTCCTTTCATCAATGCCAGAGAGCAGCGCAATGGCGTTGGCTTCTGTGCCCTGGGTCAACCCTTTGTCCAGCAGGGTTTTCAGTTTCACCAGATGTTTCGCAGCAGAAAACGCATTCATTTTTGCCGCTGAGTATTCGTTTCCATTTACTGTGAAGGTGTGCATTTCCATCAGTTATTACCTCCTACGTACATAGTTAATGCGGCTGAAGCAAAGGTCCACACGCGCTCGCCAACAGCGTTCGTGGAAAACGCAACAGGAGGAGCGGTTTGCAACCAGCAATCAGACCCGGAAATCACCGTGCGTCCCGACATATCAACCACGCTTACAGGGAAAACGGCATTACCCTCAAGACCAAGGCTGTCCATGTTTAGCAATGCTGACAGCGCATCGTTCGCGAGGCTGGTTTGCAGCAAACGAACTTCTATAGTCCCGGACTTATCGGTGTTCTTGGCTCGCCCGGTTGAGCCATCAAGCCCGGTTCGCTTTGTGAAAAGGTCCGTTGATCGAGTCGCGGTCACTGAGTCTCCATCAGAGAAACCATATAGCGGAACAACGCCAATAATCACGTGAACTTCAGAGCCGTCAAATGTGCCGGACAGGCCGTAATTAGCAGACATTTAAAGCTCCTTATTCGTAGCTGTAAGAAAGAGTGCCGGTAATCTGGACAAGCTGAATAGCACCAGCCAGCAGGGCATCAAATGTGATATAGAGAATCCGTGATGCTTTGGTGTCAGCATCAACATCTGCAGCGTTGGGGTATGTCATTTTGAATCCAGGCACAGTATCGCCCAGGGTGTCTTTCTCATCCGGAGAAATGACGCCCTGCAACTGTGCATTCTGCAGGCGGGCGCGAAGTGTGTTAACAATCAGCGCAATACCTGCGTTTGTGTAAGGGATTTTGCCGGAGCGGATCATCACACTGGCGATTGACGTCTGAATATCATCAACAAGCCAGTCACGGTCACGAACAATGTCAATCCATTCGCCTGAGGCAACCTTGCCTGATGCTTTGGTTTCGGTGCCCACACCAAACAGATAGATGTTGTCTGCATATTGCTCGTAGGTATTCGCGTTTTTGCTGATAACCCACGACTTTTCAGTGTCGGTGAATTTACTGTTGGTCACAGTTACCAGAGACTTCAGCGCAAACACGGTTTGGCCTGGGTCTTTTGTGAAAAATCTACCCATTACTGCAGCGTCTGGGTATTCCGTTGAGGATTGTCTGTGAGCAATAAGAACGGTCCTCAGATATTGTGCTGCCTGTAGCTGGCTGGCGATGTCATCTGTTGCGTTTGACCATACTGCAGGTGTTGAAGTGCGTGAAAAGAACAGCTTCGTTTGCGTCTCTGTCCACGCCGCACCCTGGTTAATCAGATCATCACTCAGTTCGACCAGTGACCAGCCGTACCAGGTGTTATCCTCAGCCTTAATCTTGTCCATATCTGCAGCCAGTCCGGTATCACTACCCCTGGTCAAAAGGGATATATTGCTCACAGGAGTAATGACCGTATTGCCGGGGTTGGATACGTTCGCGCTGAGAACGTTATCAGTCACTGTTGCCACTGCGAACAATGATGAGACGCTACTCGCCGCCAGAGCATCTCCAATCCCCTCCAGCACTGCGGCAACATCATCGCCGTCTTTAGCTGTGTAAGTGACGCTGGTTCCGTCCACCGTAAATGAGTAGATGCGGCCAGTAACCGGATCAGATGACAGACTGATTGCAATTGCGTTTGCATCCCTGCGCCCAACATAAGCCTGTTTTGGTCGCGGGGTCTGGCTGAACACTGCCTGCAAAGCTGCCAGTGTACCAGCGTCCAGATTGTCACCGGTCGCCGCCGAATAGCTGCTGTATTTACGCACGCGATCACTAAATGCTGTGGTCGGTGAGACGATTAGCGGGATGCCGAATGAGGCTTTTCCAACCGAAGCCGTGTTGAGTGAGATATCAACATTGGCGATTTGATTTAATGATGACATTGACAGCTCCGTAGTTAGTCAACGGTGATAGTTTTATGCACGGTCTCGCCGCCGACATTCCCGGTGGCGTCAACGGTTTCGATTAATCCGACATCGTCGGTGTAATTTGCTGTGTAGCGGAAAGAAAGGTCGACATTTGCCATAGGTTCGAAATTGGCGCTGTCGCGAAGTGCGGTCAGGTCAGTAACGTTGCCTGTGTCGCTGATAATCATATTCAGGCGGCGCATGGCGTATCGGGACGTTGTCTTGCGGATGGAATTAACCAGATTGTCGGCGTTCTCTCTTGCATCACTCCCGAAGAAATTCACCATTATCGTGCCTTCTCTGGTGCCTTTAATCGGCATCAGGCCGCCACCGTCCACTGCGCCATAGTCATCGCTACCGATAGTTATTCGTGAGGTAACCTGGTATGTGGCATAGGGGAGATTCGGGCGCGGCCCGTTCTGATTGGCTCGAATAATGGGAATGTCGATGAGGGAGGTTAAGAGGGATTCGGCGACAGACTCAACCAAATCAGCCATCGTATTTCCTCACGCAATAATATTTGTAGTGCGGGATGATTCCGTTCTGCCACGGCTCGCGGTGGGTCAGTTCATAGTTGTGACCGCCGATAACAATCAGCACCGGCTGAGACAGAGCGCTGTCGCTGGTAATTTGCAATAGCGTGTCGCTGTACAGGCGGCGATAATCGTCAATTCTGCGCCCTTCTGGAAGGTGCTCAATCTCCTGAGTGTTCTTTATCGACTGAACGGAGAAATAAGTTGTAGATTCGACGTAGGCACCATCCTGCCATTCACCATTCACATACTGTCCTGATGATGGGGTCCTTACGGTGTACGGCCTGCGAAAAGGATTCATTCTTTAGTCGTCCCGTAATCGTGAATGGCAAAAGTTACAGAATTAAGCATCACACCTGAGTCAATAAGTGGTTTCGCTGATTTCTTTCGGCGGATTGTTGCTTGTGAGTTAGCCTCCCAATTACCATTGCGAATACTTTTCTTTATTCCATCCACCATTCTGACGCCAGCTGCGTTAAGGGCTTGAGTAATTGTAGATCTACCAGTGACCACAGCGCGGACACCGTTTTGCATCACCTTTTCAAGCGTATTTATGTTTTCTTCGAAATACGTACGCATAAATGGCCGGGAAGGAATGGTGCGCTGCCCGAAATTTACTGTATGAGTTGTCGCATAATTTGACTTCTCTTTCCTGGTAAACCTAGCCCCGCTGACTCTCTTAAATTCTGTGCCAGCAACATTCAGATTTTTGGTGGCGCGAGAAGAAAAGCCCCCTTTGCTATTTATTTTCCGATAAATAGTCACGTCTCTGGTGTGCGCCTTGATAACTGCGCCAAATTCGTTCCATGTTGCATATTGAGCGACCTGTAACCCATCGTTTACTGCTCCCTGCTGAATCCCTGCAACAACCTCTTTGCCGCCTGACTTTTCAAGTTCGCGCTTAAGTCTGTCAAAATTTATGCGCTTATCTTGTATCTTTACGGACATACACAGCCTCCCACGACTCCCCGCGTCATCAGTGCAAATCCACGTCCAAGCCGCTTACGCAGCATCTGAAGAAGATTTCCGTATGTCGTGCCAGATAGGTAATCCGCGTCACTGGAAACGCTACCGTAAGTGATGGACAGGTCTCCCTCCTTGCGTGACAGAATCTTGCCAACTGATGTTGATCCATCCTGAGAATAGCCACCAGGTGACGCCATGATATGAGCGGCCATCAACGCAAGGGCGACATTCAAGGCCTTACCATAATCACCCTCACATACAAACAGAGAGGCGAGGTCGATGTAGCCCAGCACAACGGGATCAGGAACAGCCGCAAACTCAGGCGCTAACTTGCGGAATATCTCCAGTGCCGTCAGTCCTTCAAATGCGGCGATATTCATTACTTGTCGGCCTTGGTCGATTTGGTTGATTTCTCTACAGGAGCGGCATCCACCTCAGCATCGGTTTTAGCCAGTACCAGCTCACCACCATCCAGCGCGGTTTTTACTGAAGCAATTTCTTTCCAGCTATCGTCAATTTCCGCAGTCTGGCCGGGGATCAGCTTTTGTCCGGCAACGTAATAAAGGCGCTTCGATTTGTTGGTGATTTTCATATTTTATCCTCAAAAAAAAGGAGCCGTCTGGCTCCTTAAATACCTTTAATCAGGTGGATGGTGAGAGGTCGGTAGACCTGTACGCCGGTAGCGCGGCTGTGGCATGGGATTTTGAATGCCAGGTTATTCGCCTGTGGCGGTAGCTGTTCGAACGGCTGCGGGATTTCCATTGAGGCGTTGTCCGGGTCACGGTCCATAACGGTTGCCGCTTTAGTACCGTTGCCGTCGATGTCCTCCAGTTCATTAACGCGCACCCACTGAAGTCCAGGATACTGCGTGTTGAAGTAGGTCATGTATGAGGTGTTGGTGTTCGGCATAGGCTTGGACAGCACCTTGAACTTACTTGGCGGCAGTGCAATCAGGTTTGCGCCATAAAGACCCTTAGTGATTGTCTCAATGGCCGTGACAGCATCTTCCAACTCACCTGAAGCAATCTCGCCGGTGGTCCACCCTGCAGAAGTGGTAACCGGAATGTTCGGGTGATCGAGGAAGCCGACAATCTGGTAATCGTCGTCGCCATGAAACGCCAGGTCATTAACTTTCACGTCATGGGCGCGACGAGCGGCGTTTGCCAGGCGGGTAGACAGGTTCTTACCTGTTGCCTGAGAGGCGCGGATTTCTTCCAGGCTGTACTCGTAGAAGTTACCTAGTGAGTAAACTTTTCCTGTTTCCTCGCGATAATTAACGCTGACATTTGGCAGGTCATCACTGTAGTCAGCGATAATACGCGCCATACCGACAGCATCCCAGATGCCATATGTGAAAGTTTTAATGTAAGAAGGAAGCTCGCTGGTTACCGGGAAAAGAGTGGTCGCAGTGAGCGCAGGATACTTTTTCTCGTAGACTCGCTGCTTAACGTAATCCAGCTCACGGGCTAAGAAGATGGACTCGCCTTCATCCATATTCATGCCCTGCACCGCCATGCCAGCCTGAATAGCATTCAGATCGGCTTCGTCATAATTCATGTGTTCCATTATTTTTCCTTACGCTGAGGCCGGTTCTGCGGTCTGGTTGCGGAGCTGCACTTCTGCCAGATGAACAGTTGCGCCTGTGTTATCGATGTAATCAGTGAATCGGCCAGTAAGCACCCAGCCAAGAGCTGCAGTTCCGCCAGTTGCTGCCACTTTCCCGGCATCGTCGCCAGAGGTGATCACACTAACCATCGTTCCCATAGCGGGCGCAGATGTCAGCGTAGTTACTGCCCAGATTCGGCCAAATGTCATTACGTTAACGGCGTCGCCATTTTCATACTGGCCTGTTGAGCATCCGTACTGACTGAATCGGCAAATGCCCATCAGGTTTGCAGCATCGCCTGCAGCGGCAACCTGTTTAACGACACGTTTGTCATTCGCCACTGAAACGCGAGCAACGACATAGCCGGGTTTAATTGCACCCTGAGCGGCATTACAGCCGTCAGTATTTTGCAGTGAGGAATCAGAGCGCATGCCAGGCATGGCGATCTGCATATCGTTATCATATGAGAGCTGGACGGCCATTATTTGGACTCCTTATTGCCGTGGAGGCGATCAATGTATTTCTGCCGGGCGGCAGCTGCGCCAGTTGGCTGAGCTGCATCGTTGCGGGCCTCTGCCCTGTCCTGATTAACGATCTGGCGCTGTTTTTCCATTGGCGCGCTGTCAACCGCAAAGTCGAATGCTGCTGAAATGTATGCATCGTCCTTGCCGTCGAGGTTCAGACCTGGCTTGAGTTTGATAATGACTGCCTTTTTAACTGCTGCGTCATCAAGGCCATCGCATTTGATGCCGTGCTTGCTGGCTTTAATTTCCAGTTCAGTACGCGATTTAATCGACTTTTCTGCGTCTTCACGCGCAACCTTCAGCTTATTATCAAATTCAGCAGCGTCGGCTTTCAGCGTGTCTCGCTCTGCGGTCAGCGTGGTGATGGTGTTGGTTGCGTCGGACAGCTTAGATTTAGCGTCCTCGGCATCCTGTTTCAGCGCCTGATATGCAACAACCACTTCAGGGGCTGCTTCATATTCGAGGCCGCTGTCTAAGCGGAGTTTTTGCATTGTTGTACCTTTTGGTGGGTTGTCGTCAGCGTCGATGTTGAGAACTTCCTCATCACCGTCGAGATTCAGTGTTGCCACATCTCCGGCTCGAGCCTTTGAGACAAGAGCCAGATGGTTGATGCGTATATTGCGCTGCACAGCGTCATACGGTTGCCCGTTCCACTCGCCTGGGGTTTCGTCCAGGTCAAGCCGGTAACCGAGTGACAACTGTTTTGACTTGCCAGTAGTTGCTCTGCTGATAGCTTCGTCGGCGTGGATGATGATAGGAACCTTCAGGTTGTCGCCATCCTGCTGCGCAATATCCAGCATGGTGCCCACCTGATGTCGTTTTGCGTTCTTCGCATTGACCGCGCCGGGATGGCCCAGGGTAATCGGTTTACCTTTGAACGTTGCCAGGGAGTCAGCTTTAAATACTTCCTCAGGAGGGCGAAGCTCGCGCCTGACGCTGCCATCTGGATTGCGGTATGTCTGGATGCCAACGCGGCCAACAACAGGCGTATCCTGGAGGTAGCCATCCTCATTTACGGACGCGCGAATCTCTCCCACGTCATAGCGGGTGACTTGTTTCATAGTCTTTCCTAAATATCAGGCAATAAAAAAGGCCGCCGTGGCGACCTGTTAGATGCATTGACTATTTATTCTTTAATTTTTCTTTCTCAAGCGCGGACAACAGCCTCTCTTTCCATTCTTCGAAGTTGAAGTTGTGGTCACTGCTCTCTATTGCTGAAATGAAAAAATCACCATTTTCCAGCAACTCCTCCACAAGCGGGATTAGCTGATTGCCGTCTTTATTTTCCATATTACACCTAGCTCAGGCCGGGAATAACCGGCGACCATGTACACCGACAGTTTATCTCTTCTCCTGGAAGAGTCCAGTTGCCATCCATTCTTTATGCGGCTCAGCCGCAAAAACGAATTGCGTCATGACTACCTCCCGATTCAGTTAATATCAAACACACTACCAGTCCAGTCAGGCTCTGCATAACAGCGACAACGCACTGGCTGTCCGGGGTGCCCATCAGAAGGAGGTGATGACCATTTAAAGGACTTACCTTCGCGGTCGATGTGTACCTGACGCTCACGATTATCCAGGACGCCACGCCAGATATAGCCGTCAATCCCGGCATCTTTCTGACGCTGCTGCGTGAGAGCTGAGTTGGCCTTACCAATCTGGTCTACAGCTATGAGCTTTGCGCGATTCTCTGATATACCGTAGCGCTCAACTATCTGGTCTTTTATTGTTCCCGCGCTGGTGCCATTCATCACTCCGCGCTGAATGATTCCCTGCATATCATCCAGCTGACCGGTTGGTATCGACTTAATGAGCCGGGTGTTTTCCGATACCCATACCTTTTGCATGTCAGCAAGCCACGGCTCGGCGCGGTAGGAATCGACGCCCAGCACGCCGGATGATGTTGGCACAATCGTCTGCCCGGCAATCACCGCCTGTGATGGTGGCAATTCAAAGCCTGTTCCGCCCTTCACAACCAGCCTCCATTGCCGGTCATTAATCTGACTGGTCAGCGAAAACAGATTGGGCAGGCGCTCTATTACAGGGCTGAATATGCGATTTGAAAGATTTCTCAGAGCAGCTAGCACAGACGACATATCGTCATCCCAGGCATCAAAGCGAATATCACCGTAATAATCGGTAATATTGCGATTAAACTGCCTCGTTGCTTTCAGTAGTGCGGCCCGATACGTTATTTCCACGCTGACCGGATGTAGCCAGATCAGTTTCCTCTTCATCTGGCTAATCCTCATCGTCAGTCATTACATAGCGGCCACGCTTACGCAACGTATCGCGCATTTCGATCTGCCCAAGGACACCATTTTGCATATAGCGCTCGTCGGCCTGGCTTTGAGCGTTGTCTGTTTCAGACTGCTCTTTCTCGCTCGGCACAGACAGCGGATTGAATTTAATCGTCCAGGTCTGATCTCTGGTAAGCAACGAGACAGCTTTCTCAATCGCTGGGCGGGCTTCATCTTTTTGCTTGCGCCCTATGAGCTGCTTCCATGATTCAGGCACTGTTGTTTTGTCAGCACCCTGACCTGATGGCGTCTTGGTGAACAGAATTTGCTCATCAATACCGGTCAATGCAGAAATCCGTAGCTGCTTCCTGTCCTGCACGTCCACAACGCCTGCCAAATCGCCCTGCATCAGAACGTAATCTTCATCATCAGCATCTATGCCGATCATGTTGTTTATTGAACGGGTCATATCGACCATGTTGATGCGCTTGCGGGCGATATCGCTTCCTTCATCGTCCTGACACATTGTTGACAGACCCTTGAACTTCCAAACAGCCTGTTGTTTGCGTTCAAGTAAGCTGGTTGCGTGCTTGTGGCTCATGCCGAAGTCGGTCAGGGCGTCATAAATACCCTGTAGGCAAGACGCACCCCAGCCCTGATTCTGATGCCTTACCTGATTGGGTAACCTCTCTCCGTCAAAAATATGGCATCGGCTGGCATGAACGAAATATGGCGTGCCAGTGAAGGGGGTTATCTGGTAAACCTCGACCTCACCAAAATTAGCACTTGATGGGTCGGCATTACGCAGATGAGGCTGAACCTGATATCTGTCATAGACGCGAACAAACTCTAACTCACCGTCTGTCATCGGCGATTCCAGATCGCCTCCATCATTAACGCCGAACAGCATCATTGAACCGCCGTATAAACGCGCCCATGCCACTGCATCAGTGAAATGTTGCGTCAGGTTCAGCTCATCCCAGCGAGAGTGGATAGCTGGCTCGTCGCTTGCCCCGTCGATAGTGAAGCCGGATCTAAACATTTCATCAGCCACAATATCGATAATGCGGCGACCAAGACCATCGCCCAGATAGATGCTGTCCAGCGTGGGCTTATCAATGAGGCGTGCAAATTTAATCCTGGAATAAGCAGATCGGTCGCCAGCATTGCCAACGTTCATGAACACATTCTGATAGCTGTCCATGTTCATTCGCTTGTCGATTTTCTTTTGCTGTCTGTTGTTGCGTTTAGCCATTGCCTCACCTTAACTGGCGAGGGCTTTTAACCTCTCCAGCGCGTTAGAAGTTGGCGCAAAGGCCATAATCAGGGAATCGGCCATGTTGGGCGACGGAATGCCGCGCTTTTTCATGTCCTTTTTACTCTCTACCTTTACCCTGCCATTGTTGTCGTAATTGACTCGGGGCCTGGATAATTCAGCTTTGAGGTATTCGAGGTTTTTGATACTGGATGAAATGCTGATTAGTTGGTCATCGGGAAACTTCTCGCCATGCTCTACTGCACGCCAGGTGTTATAAAACCGGTCACGCACTCTCCACCATGCCTGTGCCTTGAGGTTTGAGAACATATCTTTATTGGTTTTCCCCGGCATATAGATGGCATCAGGCTCGAACACAGCGGCTCCAGCGTTAAAGCCGTCAACCTGCCGCTTAGCTACGCGCTTCATGTGAGCCTTTACGCCAGCGCCAACACCTATTGAGTCGTAGGTTATCTGGTCAGCCATGACACTATCTGCAAACAGGTTTACCCGGTTAGAGGAGTCAATTACGTCGCCCTTCGACCACTCCTCAACATCAAGCACTACAGAGCCGTGGGCATGCGTCAGAGCGTTGCTGTCTTCGCCTTCATCAGCGACGTCAAATCCAATGCGCTTTTTACCGCCGGCACCAAACCCAAGTTTCAAATGTGCATCGACAGCCGCAGCAATCCACGACGGTTTGATAATCGCCAGTTCACTATCTGCTACCGGCTGCCCTTCCCAGATGTGCTGGTAAAGATCGAAGTCTTTACGTTTGCATTCTTCCATCTCCAGGCGGAGAACGTCAGGAAAATGCGGGTTGTCGGTGTAATTTACCGTCAGCAGACAGATGTCGCCAGGCGGAGAAATAACGAAGCGCTGATGCGTGTCGTCAAGAATATTCTTCGGGTTATAGCTCACCCAAATCTCGCTGCCGGGTTTACGAATAGTTGGGATCAGAACGTCCCAGCTTTCTTTCGTTACCGCCTCAGCCTCTTCCACCCAGCAAATATCGATGCCTTCGAGAGATTTAACTTTAGTGACGTTGTTCTTAATGCCGTAGAACATGAACAGACTGCTTGTCGCCAGATGTCTGATGTAGTTACGCTGAATCTCAAATTCTTTCAGATACCCTTCACGCTCTATCGTGTCGCTGATGAGCTGTATTACTGAGTCCTGAATACTGGCCTGAAATTCACGCGCACAAAGGAATCGATATGTGCCGCGCCTTGCTATCTCAACCAGCAATCGAGCCATCGACCATGATTTCCCTGAACCACGTCCACCCTTAGCCACCTTATAGCGATGTGGCTTGATGAATGGGCGAAATGCCGGATTAAGTGTTGTCATCTTCGAAGAGCGCCGTTAGTGGCCTGGTTTCAACCTTAATTGGTCCGCCATCAGGACCGGTGTGTTCGTGGGACGCCTGTTCTTTAAATGCCATTACCGAAACGTGTTTGCCTAGCAGTTCAAGGTTCTTCACCTTGTCCGGCCATTTTATTTTTTTGAGGATGCCAGCCAGCTCTTTCCCGCCGTCTTCGCCGGTGCACTCGAACATTTCTGCCAGGTCAAAGCCGGAGATGTATCGCCGCCATGATGCGGGCCAGTCAGTGACCGGCTTGAGCGAAAGGTCATCCCTTACAATGTCGAGCACGTCCATCTGGTCTATTTCAACCAGGCGTCGGAGCACATAACTTGCATCAATGTTTACTTGCTCGTTGCGTTGCGCTTTGAGTTGGGCGATCCTGTTCTGAATGTCAAGTTTTGACAATAACTGAGCGGCAATGCGGTTAGCGGTCTTTTCGCTGTACCCCGCCCGAATGGCCGCTTGCGTGGCGTTCAAATCGATGAGGTACTCGCGACAGAACATTTCTTGTTTGTCGGTGAGTGCCATTTGAGTTTCCATATAAAAAGGGATGTTTTATGCCTAAAAATCAACTTCCAAAAACCGCTCCTAAATACAACATTGGAGATATTGTCTATTTAGTCACTGGAGGACCGGCTATGTCTGTTTCGAGTCAGGAACATGATTATGAAGGTGGCACATATCCGTTCAACGGAAAATACAAGTGCCAGTGGTTCGCTGGAAAAAAACTTGAAAGCGGCACATTTCCTGAAGAGTCTCTGACTTCTACCAACCCAAAGCCATAAGCCCAAACGCTCCAAAGCTGTCTGCATTAGAGATTTCTAACTGGATGATGAAAGCACTGTTTCGAGATGGATGCCTTTATCAGCAAGATGTTGTTGACCACCTAGTTAAGATGGATAACGAACAACTGCTAAAAGAAAATGCTGATGGAAATCTCGCATTATCTACCCCTGTTATAAACCAATTCCGCAAAGACAGCGGTAAAGATGTAGTTTGGGTGAAGCCTGAAAAGTATTGGCGCTACCGCGTCCCCGAAGATGAAGAGGGTCGAGAAGCGCGCGGCTGATATTCATGGCGGCCAGTTTTCTTTTTGGTCGCCATAATTTTCACTTTTCATAAATGGGAATAATGCTGAATCCGATGATGGTTTCCAGTCGAATTCCTATGCATTCGCCATCTCTACAGGCCATAAGAAAGCCATTTTTTATGTCAGGATCAGGACTTGCTGTTATACCAAGATCAAATTCTTCATCGACCGAGTGCCAGCATTTCACCTTCCAATGCTTAATTAATCTGATCAT